TTATTGGGGTATCACTCAAGGATAATCCCCACAAAGTGCGTGGTAAGGCAGGGGAGCTTATCTTCTTTGAAGAGGCAGGTTCATTCTCAGGACTACTTACTGCGTGGGAGATAGCTATGCCTACGATGAAACAGGGCTCTAAGACACTTGGTACCATGATAGCGTTCGGTACTGGTGGTGAAGAAGGACATGGCTTTGCATCACTAGAAGAACTGTTCTACCACCCAGAAGCATACAACTGCCTAGCGTTTGAGAACGAATGGGACGCAGGAGCTATGGGTACTACCTGCGGATACTTTGTCCCTATCTACCAGAACCTAGACGGGTTTATGGATGAAGATGGGAACTCTATGATCCAAGACGCCAAGGATTTTGAGGAGGCGGCAAGAGAGAATAAAAAGAAAGCAAATGACCCAAAAGCACTCGACCAGTACACAGCTGAGCACCCATTCACCCCACAAGAGGCGACGCTACAAACAACAATTAACGTATTCGATGTCACGTCGCTCAAGGAGCAATACAATAGGGTTAAAGCACACAATCTCGAGAAAGAGGGAACAGCTGGTGTATTATTCTACAAGGGCGAAGAGATTGACTTCCGTCCTGATCCATCTGTCAAGCCAATCACAAAGTTTCCACACAGAAAGGATGATGACTTAACTGGGGGTGTAGTAATCTACCAAAACCCCTGGAAGACGCAGGATGGGAATACTCCCCACAACATGTACATCATCTGCCATGACCCGTATGCACAGAGCAAGTCTACAAGCAATCAATCGCTTGGTGCTGCATATGTAATCAAGCGTCCCAACAATCTATCCAAGCCTGACGATATGATTGTGGCTAGCTACGTAGGGAGGCCGCAGACCCAAGATGAATACAACAGAAACCTATTCATGCTGGCTGATTATTACAATGCCAAGATCGGATTTGAGAATGACCGTGGTGAATTGATAGCCTACGCTAAGCGATACCGCAAGCTGCATAAGCTGCAGGAAGAATTCGAAATGCTGGATAAACGGGAATTGAAATCCAGAAATGTACGCAGGCAGTACGGGATGCACATGACCGAGCAACGTAAGCGTCAAGGAGAGCTATATATAAGAGACTGGTTAATATCCCCAAGAAGCGCAGATGAAGATGGGAATGTAAGACTTAACTTACACGAAATCTACGATATTGGATTATTGCAGGAATTAATTAAATTTAACCACAAAGGTAACTTTGACCGTGTGATGGCGTTTATGGTAGGGATGTACCATACCAGAGAGCTATATAATAAAGAGGTCGTGGAAATCCTAAAGGACCGCTCCGCAGATGACTGGTTCAACCAGATATATCAATAATTTTGCAATACATGTATGGACAGGCGAACCTCCCTAAACAACGTATTCCCAAGTCACAGAAAGTAAGAAGACTAAGAAGTGGAGAGAGGAGTGTGTAGACGCTTTCATCAATATATCTAAGTTCGGATTGAGCGAGAGACGCAGCAATCTGAAAGCCCTATACGATTATTACAACGGAGAAGTCGACGAGACTGATTACAGATACGTCATCAAGCCATACGGAAAGAGTCGAGAGAACTTCCCATCCAAGCTGAGAAACTACCCCATTATCAAGCCGATTATCGATCTGCTTCTGGGGGAGAAATCCAAAAGACCGCTGAACTACACGGTCACTGTCAAGAACGCAGACACGGTCAGCCTCAAAGAAGAGGCTAAAATGCAGCAACTTAGAGCTGCCGTAGAGGCTATGTTCCTTAAAGAACTTGCAAAGCCTAAGGATTTACAGACTCAACAACTGCAAGAGCAACAGCCCCCGATGCCACGCCAAGTGGCAGAGCAGTTTGAGCGTACGTATGTAGATGACCGCGCCATCAAAGGCCAAGCGGCCATGAACTACATCATGTACGAGCAGGAGATGTACGACAAGTTCCAAAAGCAGTTCTTCCACTTCCTCGTATCTGGGGAGACATACTCTCACAAAGGTGTTAGACGCTCTGAGCCGTTCTATGACGTCATCAATCCCATTGACATTGACTTCGACAAGGACCCTGATGTGGAGTTTGTTGAAGACGGAGACTGGGCAATAGTTCGACGCTACTCGCACGCAGCTACGGTTGTGGATCACTTCGGAGAATATCTCACCGAGGAACAAGTACTCGCATTAGAAGACCCCAAGCACCAGTCTGTAGATACGTACTTACTCTACCGCGCAGAAGCTACAGGCTCTGACGACAATGTCTACAGAAACAGACTCGTAGAAGTCGTTACTGTGTATTGGAAGAGCCGTAAACGTATTGGATTTGTGTCTTACACAGACCCGCAAACTGGGGTTATTGAAGAGTTTGAAGTCGATGAGTCTTACAGAATGCCCGCAGAGATGAAAGAGATGGGTGGTAAGATTAAGTACGAGTGGGTTAATGAAATCTGGGAAGGCACCAAGATTGATGGAAGGTTCTACGTCAAGATGAGCCCCATCCCCAATCAGCGTACGTCCATAGACAACCCATCTGTGTGCAAGCTCCCAATCAATGGATTCAAGTACTCTGACATCAACTCCAACAATATCTCGTTGGTGTCTTTGGGTATCCCGTTCCAGATTAACTACAACATCTTCAAGTACCGCATGGAGCTTGCGATTGCACGTAGTAAGGATATCATTGCACAGTTCGACATCAACATGATTCCCAAGAAATGGGATCTGGACAAGTTCATGTACTACGTTGAGGGTACAGGTATTGCATGGGTTGACTATAACAAGGAGGGTATACAGCTCTCCCCGCAACACCAGTCTGTATTGGACATGTCCATCAAGACAATAGAACAATATGTTCTGTTGCTTGAGACTACCATGCAAGAATGGGAGAAGATATCCGGAGTCAACAGACAGCGTCAAGGAACCATCGGTGCATACGAAGGTAAAGGTGCTTCTCAACAAGCCATTGTTCAATCCTCTCACATTACTGAGGACCTGTTCCGTAAGTTCTCACGCTTCGAACAAAGAGAGCTGCAGGGGATGCTTGACTACTCCAAAGAAGCTTGGATATCTGGGAAGAAAGGTATGTACGTCATGCCTGACACTACCGTGCAGTACATCGACCTCGATTCATTGGGACATATGGAATCTGAGTACGGAATCTTTGTGTCTGACGCAGGTAGAGACCAAGAAAACATCAGACAAGCTAAAGAGCTGTCTCAGGCTATGATTCAGAACGGGATGCCCGCATCTGCAGTTCTCGATCTCATGGATACCGAAAACTTCTCTGGAATTAAGGAGAAGCTTAGAAAAGCAGAAGCTGCACAGAAAGAGCTTGAACAGGCTCAGCAACAAGCCCAGCAACAGCAAGCACAACAGGCTATGCAGATGGAGCAGATGAAGATGCAGCAAGAAGCTCAGGATAAGGACAGAGACAGACAGAAAGATATCGAAGTCGCGCTTATCAATGCAGAGTCTAGAGACCAGTCTAACAGACTGAACATAGACCTGCAGAAGATTATGATGGACAACGAGATCAAGCAACGTGAGATTGACCTTAAGCGTGAAGCCTTAGATAAAGAAGGGGACACGGAACCTAACGGTGTCTGATGGATAACGCTACAAGAAAACTTCTGCTGCAACGGCACAGGCAGTCTGGATTTCCGGGCTCCATACTTGACGTTTTCAAAGCGTACGACCAAGGCATTGATCTTATTGGGCAATTCGAGCAACAACAAAATATACAAGTTGCGCAAACACCGCAGCAACAACAGCAAGGATTGAGACCTGCACACCAGGCTGGGAACGTTTCTCAAAGTATGATATTCCCTAATGTTCCTCCTAATACCCCATTCACTACAGAGGGCATGAAGGCCCCAATTAACATAGAGAAGTATGATGAGCAGGGACACTTAGTCAAATCATACGAGAACGTTCCGCCTGGTATTGCAAATCTTCCCATGGGCCCTCAGCGTGGGACAGTCATCGAGACTCCTGCTAATATGCAGTCAGGGGGACGGCGCCTAAGAAGAGAAGCGCTAGATATGTTCCCCGCTTTAAAAGCACTTGGGAATGTAAAGGTAAAAGCTGACAAAAACTTTACTCAAGAAAAGACAGGCATAGGAGACATAGAGTACTTTGCTCCTGGACAAGAAGCGATTACTTACCCAACCGGTGAGAGAGTTGAGCATCCTGGATCGGACAGACGTCATACGGTCTTAGTAAATCCTGATACTAATGATGCGCAAAACGTAGCACTAGACATGCTTCACGGTCTTGCAGCAGAAGATCCCACGTACAGCAGACTAATAGATGAGTTCGGTGAAGCTCTGGGTGAAGATGAAGCTAAGTACT